CAGCAATCGACCTGCACCAGAGCGCCCGCCATGCCGACGCGTCCCTCCAGCGCATATTCGCGATCGGCCGAGACGCGCTGCAGGGTGATGAGCGGCATCACCGCGTTCTGTGGGGCCGGCGCCGGGAAGACGCGGTCGGCAACCAGCGCTGCGACGTCGCTGTCGTTCAGCAGGAAGAGCCGCAGCTGGTACTCCAGCAGCTTCGCTTGATTGACGAGGCCGTTCATTTCACCTCTTCCGGAAGGCCGGCTTCGATGACCTCGGCCACTCTTTTGATCGAGGCTTCGCCTTTGGCATCGATCGCCGGGCGCATGAACGGCCGGGCGGCGGCGAACCGCGTGCCGGTTTCGACCAGGCGGCCATACCAGGCCCGTGGTGTGGGCTTCACCTGGTAAGTCACCTTCTGGCCTTCGCGCTTAACCTTGCGGCGGACGATTTGCTTCTTCAGGTTGCCGGGATAGCGCAGCGTCGCCTTGCCCGTGGCGATCGGCTTGCCGGCCCTCTCATGCGGGCCCGGCTGGCGCACCGGAGCGCGGAGCGCGACCTCGTCCTGGATGACCTTGGCGCCCTGCGAGATCGCGAGGACGAAGAGCCGCTTGGCCATCTTGTCGGGGAGCTTGCTGAGCTTGTCGATAAGCTCGGACAGGCCCTTGACCTCGATCCATCCTCCGGCCATCAGGGCTGCCTCGCGCGGGCATAGATGTCGAGGCCCTCGCGATAGCCGACCTCGGCCATGCTCTGGATGTCATACATCTCGCCGCCGTGGATGATCACCCAGGTCGCCGCGATGTCGCCGCGATAGGGCAAGCGGATCGTGGCGTCGATCGCCGCCTCGGCCTGGCGCGAGGATGAGTATTCCTTCTGGTTCACCGGGCGGACGTCGGCCCACACCTGCTCGACGGGCAGGTATTGCCCAGAGGGCTGGCCATAGTCGTCGAGGACGCCATCCGGCTTATAGAGCCACACCAGGTTGTTGCGCTGGCCGGCGGTGGGTGCCCGCCGATCGCTCATGCCAGCACCTCGAGGCGGAAGGGATCGAGCAGCTGCATCACCCCGGCATGCTCCGGGATTACACTGAGCGTGAAAGGCTGGGCACTCTCCCGGTGCATGAACCAGGTGCCGACCATCAGCAGCATCGCCTGGACGAGCTCGGACGGCACCTCGTCGGGTGTCTCCCAGCCGGCGGTGAACTCGATTTGCACCGGCGGGCTGTTCGGCACCTGACTCCAGGTCCATCGCCCCGAGGCCGGCGCGATCATGCCCGGCAGCCGCTCGTCGATGGTGACCCTGTAGCCCGCCGGGTCGACCACGTTGCCGCTGGGGTCGGTGATGCTGACCACCGTCTGCAGCGGCGCCTTCGGCAGGAATTGCGGGGAGTTGAGCCAGGGCGTTGATAGCCGCCAGGTCTGCGTCAGGATCGCGATATCGCAGTAGCGCTGCACCTCGCCCACCGCGGCCTTAAGCATGCTCTCGATCAGCGGCTGCTGCATAGTGGCCTCGGCGCCGGCCGGATCGCCCAGGCGCAGGTGGAGCGCCGCCGCTTCGAAGGTGATTGGCTCGTCTTCCGGCGGCCCGATCAGCTTGAGCCGATAGAGCGCGGAGTGCGCCTGTGTATAGCCGCCGGTGCCATACCACTGCGCGCGATCCCAGGCAGAGCCCCAGCCCCAGCCGTTCATTGCCCGCCTCCTGATTTTCCGGCGCGGCCGCGCTCGCCGTGCTTGGCGACCAGGGCCCAGTCGGGGCCGGGCGGCTGCGCCTTCGTCGTTCCCCGGGCGCGCCATGTCGAGCCCTCCCAGGAGACCTCGTCGCCCTGCTGGTACTCGGCCTCGGCCTGCCATGTGCCCTTGTGCAGCGGCAGCGGCAGCCGGGTTTCGAGGTTGGTAACGAACCCGGAGCTTTGCTTGACGACGACCGTCATCAGCCGCGGGTCGATGGGATCGAGAAATCCGGATATGTCGGCGATGCCCTCGGCGAGGATGCGCCACTCGACGACCTCGCCTGGCTCCTTGTCGGTGTTGTCGGTCGCCTGCCAGAGGCCGCCGCGGTGGGCAACCAGCACACCCGCCATGTACGTCATGCCTTTGACCCAGGTGTGCGCCGGGCTCATCTGCTTCGCGGGCCCAAGCCGGGCGAGCGTCTCCGCGATCTCGGCCCGCACCATGGACGAGATCAGGTCGCCGAGGCTGGCGCGGAATTTTTCCTGCGACTCCAGATGCTCGCGGCGGACTTGGAGCAACATCGGCTCGAATACGTCGGCCATCTGGCGCGCCAGGTCGGTGGGTGTCAGGCTGCCCATCGCATGGACCTCCGCTTAATCTCGTCGGCGAGCGCCGCGGTGACGGCCTCGCTATAGGCGGCCTCGGCGGGCTGGTCCGCGGGCGCCTGCTCAGGCGGCGGCGCCGGGGTTTCGCCGTCGCCGGGCGCCGGTACCCCGCCGTCCGGAGGCGGCGCGCCGCCTGGCAGCGAGACGTGCCCCAGCATGGTGATCGGGATCATCTGCTGCTGCATGAAGACCTGGTCGCCGCCCTCGACGGGGTTAAAACCGAAGGCCGCGGCTCGGCCCTCGTTCGGCGTGGCGAGCCCGCCCTGCACCGCGTTCTTCCAGGCGTTCGTCCGCACATCGAGATCGGTCTTGAACAGGGCGTCTGCGTCGAACTCCAGATATTCGACGTCCGGATCCAGTTCGAAGAAGGCGTTTATGCGCGCGCCCAGGAATTCGAGATGCTCGGCCAGGCAGGACGAATAGTAGATGCGCATCAGCGTCTCGACGGCCGCTTGCATCTGCTTTTGCGGGTCGCCCATCAGGAAGGCTGGGATCTTGAAGACCCGGGCGACGTCCTCGATGGTCCAGCGCAGCTGCTCGATCATCTGCGCGTCTGTGGCCGTCATGGTCACGTTCTTGTATTCGAGGCCCATCTCCAGGACCGGGGTCTTGCCCGCGTTCTCGGCGCCGCCATAGTTCGTCCGCCAACGCTCGGCGATCTCCGCGGCCTTCTGGCGATCGAGCTTGTTCGCGGTCGTGAGATAGCCCGAGGGCCGCGCCATGTTGGCGAAGAACGCTGCGCCATGCGCCTGGATCTGCTGGCCCTGGTTGACCGAGGCCCACGCCGCCATGATCGGTGAGACCCCCATCAACGGGTTCGTCAGCGTCGTCATCCGGTGGTGCAGGATGAAACGGGCCGGCACTATCTCGTCGATCTGGATATCGGCGAAGGGATCGCGCGCCACGCGGTAGAAGACGTCGCCGGTATCGGGCACGACGTAGGGCCAGCACGCATCGGGCGAAAGCACATTCATCCTGACGACCTGGTTGCGGCCGTTCAGCCGGCAAAGCGTGTAGGAGTTGCCGCGCCACAGCTGGTGCAGGACGATCTGCTTGAGGATATCGCACGCGGTCTGCAGTTCGTTCGGCTTGCGCCACACCGAGAGCGGCTGTGAGTTCTCCACCTCTTCGCGCCCGCCGTTCGCAAGCTTGCGCCAATGGCGCAGCGGGAGCCTCCCGACGTCCGACGAGATACGATCGATCGCGGCATAGACCGCCGAATAGGTGATCTCCATGTGCCGGTGCGGCGAACCGTAGCCCAGCTGATAGGACGTCGCCGGCCAGTTGACGCGATAGCCCGGAGCCTGCCGCCGCAACCAGGGCGGCAGGATGCGTGCGCCGATCCGGGCGAGCAGGCTCGACATCACGCACGCTTCTTATAGCCGCGCCGACCCGCTTCCGGGTGCATGTCCCGGGTCTCGACCGGCGGGTCGTCGCGGAGGATCCGCACCACGCCCTGGCGCGCGCGCGCGGCAAGCTCTTCACGCATCACGGAAGGTGCGTCCGCGGGCAGGTCGATGATCTCGTCCTGCTTGCGGCGCCGGCCGTCAAAGTCTACGGGCAGCAATACCAGGGCCTTCATAGGACCTCGCATATTTGGAGGGGAAAAAAGGCAAGGCACCTCGGCTTGTGGGGTACCGCAGGTGCACGACAGGTGCCTTGCCAGTCACAGAGAGGAGCCTTCTTACGCGTAGTCGAGAGCCCAGATCACGGACTCGTTGTAGCGAACCGACCAGCTGTGGGACATGCGGATGCGCATCAGGGTCATGTCCTGCTGGAAGGCAGACACGTAGGGCACGGAGGGCGGCGTGTCCGGAGCGTTGTCGCTCTGAATGGTCGCCTCTTCGCTGGCGTCGATGACCGGCGCCATGTCGTCCGCCCAGATGACCTGCGCCGCGTCGACGAGAGCATAGGGTGCGGCGTCGTCACCGGGGTTGATCAGCACGTTCGTGGAATCGACGATGGGATAGCCCATGAGCGTCCCACCATCGATCTCGGCCTTGAACGCGAACTGCTCGGTCGTGGTCGTGCGCAGCAGCCGCAGGTATTCGACCAGCCGCGGGTTCATGATCCAGGCCGGCCGGGTCAACGGCAGGTTCGCGCTGCGCGCTGCCATGATCATGGCCCGCAGAGCGTCGCTCACCTGCGTCACCGTCGCCGAGGCCGGGATGTTTCCGGCAGCGAGCGAGGTGTTGTAGGTGAGCAGGCCGTCCGGTGCCGGCGGGTTCGTCGCCGAAGCCATGAAGGCCCCGTCGATCGTCCGCGCGGTGCCGGCGATCATATCGTTACGAATGAGCGCCTCGATCGAGGGATCGCTGCGCCGCAGCAGTTCGTTCGTGGTCGGTACGATGACGGCGAGCTTCGAGGGTGTCAGCGCGATCTGGTCGAAGGTCAGCCGCTGGACGATGATCGAGTTGCCCTCGCCGATGTAGGCACCGGTCACGCCACCCGTCTGCTTTGGGATGAGGAGCCTACCAGCACCGCCGAAGTTGATCTGCGTGCGGGCAGGCAGCCGGTCGACGATCAGGTTCGGCCGTAGCATCTCGATGAACTGCGACGCGACATTCTGGATGATGATCAACGCCGTGGAGCCGCCGGCACCGAGAGCCTCGCCGGAATTCATCGGTGGGGTCGCGGCACGAAGCGTCAGGCCGTCGCCGACCCGCGAGCGCCACTGGTATTCGCGCAGCAGGTTGGCGAAGTCCCGGTTACCCCAGCGGTGCTCGGCATAGGCCGCCGCGTTCGCTTCGCCGGCAACCGCAATGGCGATCGCCATGCGGGTGAAGCCGGCGCCCTCGAACTCGTCGATGACGGGGATACCGGTGCGGATGATCTTCCCGCGGCCGTCGCGCTCGATGCCGCTCGGTTGTGCGGGAACGGTCGCCGGGCTGCTGCTCGGCACGGCGGTGGTGACCGGAAGGGCTCGGGCGGCCAGCATGAGCTGGTCGGCTTCGCACCGGTCTAGGTCGGCATCGATCCGCGTGATTTCGCTCCGGAGAGCTTCGCGGTTCGTCTTCTCTTCGTCGGTCAGCTCCCGGTCGGCATCGAGAACTGCCGAAAGCAGAGCCTCAAGGTTCGTTACTTTGGCCGCGCGCTGCTGGTGCAGCGCCGTAATACGCTCCGAAAGCTTCGACATAGGTC